TCGCTAGAAGTACATGAAGCGATATTCGTGGGCATGCGTTTCTATGGAAAGCTCGCGTTCGACTGCGCACCTAGCGTAGACATCGCGCACAAGACAATCAATGCAGGCATCGAATGTGCTTTCGAAGAGTACGAAGAACGCCTCGAACTAGAAAACGACAAACCTGAATTTTTAACTGCTAATCCAACCCACTAAAGGACCATCAACATGGCATCACATAACCACTACCGTCAGACAATTGCCGGGAAACGTTTCAGAACTCACCTCGACAAGTGTGATTTATCTCGACAAGAATTTGCGGACTTAACTAATGTACACCTTACAACACTTAACTATTGGCTGAAACGCGGCGTCACGAAACGATCTGTTAGTGCTGCGGCAGAACTACTAGACGTAGAAGCTGACAAAATAGTTAACTCAAGTAAACAAGCTAGAGTTTACCAAAAAGTAGCTAAAGACAAAGCCGCAAAAATAGCTGCGGACAAAGCCGCCAAATTATCTAAAATAAATAAAAATCACGCAGACTTATACCAACCTAACTACAACGAACTAGCAGCACGCAGACCTTCCGCTCACAAGCCTCTCAATCTTGACTTACTTAATCTTATTACCAGTAAGAAGCTTACAGCGCAGCAAGAACAAGTGGTGCTTAACCTAGCTAATACCTTTGTGCAGGAGAACCAACACGATGCGAGTATGCAGAGTAACGGATGATCCATCATTCGACGCAAGTGATTACTTTGAGGGTAAGGGCTACTACAAAGCAGGTAGCCTGAACTCCGAGTATCAAATATACCTCAGCTGTGCCGACGATGGCACAGGAATAGATTCAACTAACGGTAAGCCACTCAAAACTTATGACGAGTGGCTTAACAGCTAACCATTATAGGAGATAGATCATGCGATCAATTGGACCGTCAAGCCTAGTCCCTGAACTCAAAGCAAACGCTATAGCAGGCATTCCAAGTATGATCTGGGGTGGCCCTGGCATAGGTAAGTCAGAGCTTGTTTACGAAGTAGCACAGCAACTTAACGCCAAGCTATTTGAAATACGCGCCAACCTGTTTGACCCCGTCGATGTGCGCGGTGGCCTTAAAGTAGTCGAGATGTCAGACGGTACATACCGTACCAAGTATGGTGTACCCGAAGATTACCCAGATACTAACTATCAAGGTGCAGTCATCATCTTCATTGATGAGCTCAGTACCGCTCCCAAAGCGACACAGAACAGCTTGTTGCAACTACTTACTATGGGCAAGATCGGTACATATGAAACACCGCCTAACACAATCTTTATTGCAGCGGGCAACCGTGCAATAGATCGCGCGGCAGTTCACGAAATGCCAACGCCAGTAAAGAATCGCTTTTCACACTTCACGTTAGAAGCAAACATCGATGACTGGGTAGCATGGGCGCTTAAAAATAACGTTGACGAATCAATTGTCAGCTTCTTACGCTACAGACCCGGTCTGCTCAGCGACGCAGACGCAACACAAAACGCGTTTCCAACCCCGCGTGCCTGGGACTACGTCAACCGTAAACTTCCGTTTATGAAAGACGAATTCTATGGCGTTGCATCAGTCGTAGGTGACGGAGCTGCAGGCGAGTATCTTGCATTCAAAGCGATCTATCAAGATGTACCAGACATCGATGACATCCTAGCTAAACCAACTACAACCAAAGTACCTACTGGTACATCAGTGTTGTATGCAATATGCGGTGCATTAACCTCTCGCGTAGACGCAACCAACTTCGAGCAGATCATGAAGTATGCCAAGCGCATGCCACCTGAGTATCAAGTAATCGTAGTCCGTGATTCGATAGCAAAAGATCGTAGCATCATTACATCCGACCCATTCACTAAATGGACCCAAGAAAACGCCGACGTACTTCTATAGGAGAATACACATGGCCTCAGTAAGAATGACAAACGAACTTCGATCAGATATACGCCGTAAAGCAGAAAAAGCATACGAATTATCTAACCCAGAACCTAGCCCTAGCAACGCATATATAGAGTTAGTCCGTAACGCTATAATTAATGACCCAGGTCAAACGTTCATGCGCAGCATGCTAAACCAAGGCAATCTGCTTGGCCTCGACTCGCGCTACGGGTATCAAATTCTACCGAGCAAACCTAAAGATATTGTAACAGCAGTTAATTTACGCATTACTACGCTAGCCGGTGCTATGAGCGGATCGAGATCAAACAGACATGACTATAAAGAAACTGCTATTCGTTTTGCCTCCCCACTAGTTGATTTCTTACTATTAAACAAAGATCAGCTGCATTGGGGCGTCCCAAGTATATATATCAACGACTTTCGCGATGAAGATAAATCTGAGATTATCGAACAATTCGAAAACCACCGAACAGCAGAAGAAGCTCACACGACATTGCAAAACCAATACAACCGATCAATCTCCAACCTTGTAGAACAATGCACTACCCTTAAACAGCTTCTAGAAATTTGGCCAGCGGCTGAGTCACTTGTACCCGCTAACAAGATCCAAAGATTGCACACTAAAGTAACAAGAATAGAACGCGCAAAACAAATCAAAGAAGAAATATCTTTTGACCCAACGTTTGCCAACCAAACAGTACTCACTGCAAAGCTACTCGGAGGCTAATATGTCAGCTGAAAGCAATATGCTTAAAGCGCGAGCTCAACTGCTAATGGACCAGCCATTCTTTGGCACGCTAGCATTAAAACTCAAACTAGTACAAGACAATGACAACTGTGATACAGCCGCTACCGATGGTACGAGGCTTATCTACAACACCAAGTTCATTGAAAAACTAGACACTACGACACGCAAGGGCCTCATTGCACATGAGGTTATGCACTGTGTCTTTAACCACATGACTCGTAGACAAGAACGCGATCCAAAAGTGTGGAACATAGCTACTGACTACGCTATCAATAACCATCTTATTGATTGTGGCTTTGTATTACCCGAAGGTGGCCTTATCGATAAGCAGTACGACAACATGACTGCTGAAGCTATCTACAACCAAATCAAGGACGACCCACCTAAACAATGCCCGTGGGGCATGGTTAACGATGCAGGCACTGGTCAAGTAAAAGCAGAAAGCAACGCAGCAATGGAATCCGACTGGCAGGTATCTGTCACACAAGCCGCAGAAGTAGCCAAAAAAGCAGGCAAGCTCCCTGGCAGCATGGAACGCTTCATTCAAGACATCATCAAACCAGTCGTCGACTGGCGGTCCGTGCTTTGGCCGTTTTGTACAGCGCTTACTAATGACGACTACAGCTGGCGTAAACCAAACCGTGCATACATATCTGAAGACGAATACCTACCGTCGATGATTAGTGAAGCCGCAGGTCATATCGCGATCATCATCGATACTTCAGGCTCATGCTCAAATTACTGGAGCCAGTTTATAAATGAGATGTCAGCTATCCATGCAGAGCTACGGCCGACTCAAATGACTATTCTTCATGTCGATACAGAAGTGCAGCATGTAGATATTGTAGAGCCAGACGAGCAGTTCCCAAACACACCTATCACAGGCGGTGGTGGTACTTGCTTCAGCCCAGCATTTGATTACTTAAACGAGCACCATCCAGACGTAGAAGCAGCTGTGTATCTCACAGATCTTGAATCAAACGACTTCGGTGAACAGCCAATGTACCCAGTTCTTTGGGTTTCAACTCAGCGTGACGAAGCCCCGTGGGGCCAGACTGTCCGCATTACTCTTTAATACTTGAACTACTATAATAGTAACGGTATTATAATTACTAACTTGCTAGGAGAGTAACCATGACAATCAATGCCGCAACACCAAGAGATTGGGACCGCCTTCAAAAAGCTCACCCTGCTATTGAGCGAGATAACATTACCGTACAGCCGGACATCACACCTGTGAATCTAGTAGACCGCCCTCCTCACTATAATCATGGCACTATAGAGTGCATTGACTATCTAGAAGATACGTTAGGCGAAGGGTTTACATCTTACCTTGAAGGCTCAATCAAAAAATACCTTCACCGCTTTCGGTACAAAAACGCAGATGATCCTGAATTACAAGTACAAGACCTTCAGAAAGCGCAGTGGTATTTAACCAGATTAATTACCACCCTCAGTAAAACGTAATGCCTTACTTTACATGTCACGAAAGCGCAGTGGGCGAAGCTGATTTCATTCAGCACTCGCTCAATAAAACTGCGTACATCGTAATCAATGAACTTACGCCAAGCAAAATGCATGTCATTACTGAGGATCAGTATGGCCGCAACAAATGGAAAAGCTGTGTAGTTCTGGAGACATTCAAAAAACAAACATAACGGAGTATGACAATGGATACGAATGAGTACCTAGCTAAAGCAACTGCCTTTAACAAAGACAACACGCACCCTGAGTTCCTGGCGTTCGCTGCTGTCTGGATTAAGTCCCGCCAACCTACCCTGTATAACGAACTACTCTCACAGTTTAAAAATATAGAGGGTGAAATCTATGCCCAGTACGAAACCGATGCAAAAAACTCGGAGTTGCCGTTTTGATGACAAACAAACCAACGAGTCAAACTCGGCATCGTAAAAAAGAAAACAAGCTGTTAGCCCTTCAACAGCTTAACGACAAATGGCTTAGAAAAAGGTTAGTTAGATGCTCATAACATTAGATTTCGAAACATATTTCGACAGCAAAATGTCCCTTACAAAAATGACAACGATGGACTACGTCCGACACGCACAATTTAAAGTGTGGGGCGTGGGCATCAAGATAGATCATGATGCAACAGAATGGTTCGGTGAAGACGAAGCGCAAGCCGCGATCAATGACATCGACTGGAGTGACGCGACAGTTGTGTGCCACAACACCCCTTTCGATGGCTATATACTAACCCGCCACTACGGCGTCATACCTAAATACTACGTTGACACCGCTGCAATGAGTCGCGCACTAGCCCCGGGACAAAGCGCTCGTCTTAAAGACTGCGCTGTTCGGCACTTCCCAGACGACGAATCAATGCGCAAAGGCGACGAACTCATCGACGCAAAAGGCATGTATGACCTCGATCCTGATACAGAGCAAGCCCTTGCAGGCTACTGTATACAAGATGTCGACTTAACATATGCCCTGTATAGAAAGATGATCAATGAGATGCCTCTCAGTGAGCTCGACCTGATCGACATGACATGTCGTATGTTTTGCGAACCCAAGCTAATCGCGGACCGCGAAGCGTTAGTCACGTTCCGTGATGACACTATCGCAGCTAGTGAGGCAGCCATCTTGGCTGGGGGCGTCGACCGCAAGGTACTTAGCTCCAATCAGCAGTTCGCTGTATACCTTAATGAAACACTCAAGATTATACCACCGACTAAGGTTAGCCCAACCACAGGCGAAAACATCCCTGCTCTAGGGAAGAACGACAAAGCGTTCACTCAGATGCAAGCGATGTACCCCCAGTTCAAGCACATATGGGAGGCGCGCAAAGCTGTTAAGAGTCGCATCAACGAGACCAGGGCCCAGCGCTTCATCGACGCGACGCACGACGACGGCACCATCTCTGTACCGTTGCGTTATTACGCAGCTCACACAGGCCGCTTTGGCGGTACAGAAAAGATAAACATGCAGAACATGCCACGTAAATCACCATTGCGACTCGCACTGCAGTCACCACCAGGCAAGCTCGTCTTCGTTGCCGACTTATCTAACATCGAGGCACGCATGCTCGCATGGCTAGCTGACGAGCAAGATCTGCTTGCACAGTTCAGAGAAGGCGATGACATCTACAGCAACCTAGCGACCATCATATATGGACGCCCTATCGATAAAATAAAAGACCCTACCGAACGGTTTGTCGGAAAGACAGCTGTGCTTGGCCTTGGCTACGGCATGGGCGCACCCAAGTTCCAAGCCACATTGGAGGCTGGTGCTATGGGGCCGCCCATGAAGTTCAGTACTAATGAAGCGTATGACGTTGTAAATACATACCGCAGTACATACTCTGGTGTGCCTTCCCTATGGAAAAAGCTAGAGACAAAGCTAGCGAGTACCATAAACCAGAATTACTACGAGCAATGG